GCCCTCCCTGGTCCATTTGCCCGACTTGGCCCGCCCGCTCGGCTTGTAGCCCTTGCGGTTCAAGAGGCGGGCGACCCCGATGTCAGAGTACAAGCCCGTAGCATACGACTCGAAAGCCAACACCACGACTTCAGCAGCCTTGGGGTCGATCACGTCCTTGCCGGTCTCCTCGTCACGTACATAGCCGTAAGCCGGCTGACTGGCGTTGTTCAGCCCTTTCTTCGCCCGACCGCGCTTGCCCTTCTTGGTCTCCCGGCGCAGGTTGGCAACATAGTATTCGTTGAAGGCCCCCAGCATGGACAGGAACAACATGCCCTGGGGGGTGGAGTAGTCTATCTGCTCTGTGACAGACAGATACCCCACTCCCCACTTGCCAAGCTGTCCCAGGGTTTCCAGTTGCAGTTGCAGGTTGCGGTAGAAGCGGTCAAGCTGGTGCGTCAACAGGATGTCGAGCTTGCCAGCCTCACAGTCCGCCAGGACCTGGGCAAAGACGGGGCGGTCCATGACTGTGCCGCTATAGCCGGGCTCCACATACTCGGCCACCACCGTCCAGCCCCGCTCTTTACAAAACCGGCGCATGGCCTCAAGCTGCTCGTCTATTGAGTAGCCCTCAGCCTGCTCTTCGCTCGAAACCCTTGCGTACAGCCCCGCTCTCATGGCTCACTCTACCTCGAATTCCCACATGTCCAGGTTGTCAGACATGTTGAGCGAACACAGCACGTGTGTTGCCTGGCAGCCAACCATAAACGGCTCCATGGCCTGCTCAAGGTCAGGAGCAAGCCTGACCCTGGCATCACACACCTCCAGCATGTGGAGCAGTGCCAGCGGGTTGGCAGCCACTACGTGGACTTGGTAGTCCTCCATCATCACCTCCATCTTCCCACCTGAACTTGAACTTCGGCTTGACTGTCTTCACCTCCTCCACTGTGATATTGGGATTCCAGGCGATCCCTCCTTCCTTCCCTGATGCCGTTCGCCACCGAATGATCTTCTCGCCGTTCCTGATCTCCGTCCAGATCATCTTTCTCTCCAACCCAGTAGTGATGTCGCAGGGTGTTCTTGGCTGTGAGGATTGTGATGCCCCTATCGTCAATGGTGACTGTTCCTGACTCGCCGTCAGCGGGATTGATGTAGCATACGTTCGGGAACCGCCCGAATTTCTCCCTGTACCGCTGGGCGGCCTGGGCGATCTTTGCCTTCATGCTGCGCTTCTTGTCCGCGTCGTACCAGAGTAACCCAATCATGGCCTGCCTCCAGGTTCCCATGGGGACCTCATGCTCATACCTCCACGGAACAAGCCAGGGTCCTGTTGCCATCGCTGTCATAGAATGGTTGGAAGTACCTTTGGCGGCCGCCGAATTTGACCAGGTAGCCATCCGTGCGCACGATCGTACCTTGCATTGTGATGTCTGGCTTGCCCAGGCGAGTGGCGATGACGGGCCAGATGCCCTTGTACCCATCAACCTCGATCCGCTGGTCTTCCTCAAACGGGGGCTGGCTCCTCAGCACGAATGTCCAAACTGTCATCTTTCAATCCCTCATAAGTCTCCTTTGCTTCCCAATACCAACTCGGTAGCCTCACCGATCTCTCCCTGGCCCATGCCTCGATGGCCTCCGGGCCGTGGTCCACCAGCTTCATCAGCGCCGCATTGTAGTTGAGGTGTGGCGCCTCTGGCACGTGGCATGTGTGGTGAACCAGGATCACGTTGATCTCGTCTGTCAGGAACCGACGACGGGCAAACAACTCATGGGCATCTCCTTGCCCGTTGAGGGGCCATCCGCATCCAGGGCAAACCTTTTGGCGATTCGACAGCCGTAGCTTGAGCAGGTATCGTTCTCGCTCCATCCATCTTCCCCCTGTAGGTGATCCTGGAAAGGCAGGAGGCCGGGGATTGGGTTGCCTACCACTCCGCCTTGACACCAGGACCCTACCTCCTTGATTTGATTTCCCCGGCCCGCCTGCCTGTTCCGCCTAGCTACCCTGGTTGAACGTACTTCTCTTGCAGGTACTTCTCCTCGCGCTCAAGACGCAGAATCGTGGACTTAGAAAGGCAGTGCGCCTTGGAGCGATTGCCCATTGTGTGCCGTCCCCGCTTGCCAGTACGCCATTTCCGATTCCGCCGAGGCATGATCCTTCTCCTTTCTGAGCACGATTGGGCGCTCGACATAGCCGAGCGCATCCCTCAACCTCACCGCCCACTCACGGTGATCCTGCTTGATGATCTCCAATACGCCAAGCCCCTGACCATTCTCCAGCCAGTCCCTGAGCGCCAGAAGCTCAGCCAGCCAGAGGCGATTGGTGCTGTCCAGGTCGATGGGCTTCCCACCCGGCTGTAGGAGGGGCAGGACTGCGACCAGGGTGTCCAGACGCAGCTCCCTGCCCTCTTTGGTGTGCGGGAAAAGCTGTCCCAAGGTGATCTGCAAGCCAGTCATCCTGCCCTTGTCGGCACCTTTGGGGTCCACCAGAACACAGTTCTGCTCCACCCGGTAGTTGGCCTTGATCGCGTCATGCAGGGCCTGGACCTCAGCAAAAATCTCGTTCTCAGTCATGGCCCCAAACCTCCTGGGGCTCCTCCTCACCCGCCGCGTCTTCCAGCATGTCGTATGCTGCTCGTAACAAGGGCGACAGGAAATCTCTCCAGACCCCTGGCCCGAACCCGCGTGCAAGGGCACTGCCCTCGCCTTCCATCCTGAGCATTTTCTTGGCCTCGTGGACCGCTTCCAGGATCGCGCTCTCAGCCATCCGTGCCATCCCCCAGTAGGCCGCCCAGTGCTTCACGGAGGTCAACCCAGTCAGTCACCCGGCCAGTCCCGTTACACTCGAAGCCTGGCTCTTCCTCATCGGGGCGGTCCTCGTAGGGACCATACTCCAGCCAGAACCGCCGTTCTTCTTGTGAGCCAATTTCACTCGCGGGATGCTCTTCGCGGAACAAGGCCCAGAGTGGATTCTTGACCATCCCGCTACCCCCGCACTCCGGGCAAGCCCGGATGCGCTTCACCAGGTACTGGGTCTCGCTGTCCGGGCTCTTGCCCATGGCCCCCTCCAGTGCCATGACCATCCCCCGCAGGTCCTGCATGGTTACTTCCTGCTGCCCAGCCATGCTGATGACCTGCTCGCTGCTGAACCCGAGGCTCTCGTACTCCTGCAGCAACGACGTCATGTACCGATGCAATTTCTCCAGCATCATCAACCTCCTTTCGTCACCCTGTAGTCATCGCCCCACAGTTCCACGGGCTCGCCGGTCAGCGAGATCAACCTGCTGAATGCCCGGTCGCCGATGCGATCCCGCAACTCCGCAGGATTGACATTGGTCGTGACCAGGGTCGCCTTCTGGTCCTTCCACCGGGCGTTCAGGATGTCGTACATCAGGCCGTGATACCACTCGGCGGTCTTGACGTGCTCGGCCCCCAGGTCGTCCATGATGAGGATGGCTGGCTCGATGGTGCTGGCCTCAATCTCCGCCGTGCCGCCCTTGTCATAGCTGTTCTTGATCTCCCGAACATAGGACGGCATGTCCCAGACAGCGAGGATGCGCTCGCCGAGTTTGCTGGGCGTGTACAACTGGACGCCGATGCGGGCCGCACCGATGACCAGGTGCGTTTTCCCGATGCCCACGTCGTCGCTGTACAGCAGGATGCCCGCGCGCCAGTTCCCAGCCTTCCACTCGTCAACCAGGGCATACATGGCATTCTTGGCCTCGTCCTGGCTCGGATACTTCGGGTCCGGCTGGTAGGTATTCAGGTCCATGTGGGCGTACTCACCCTCGTTGAGCCCATAGGTAGCCAGAACAGTCTGCCGATACTGGGCCAGCCATTGCTGGCCGAGCCTTACTGCCTCACACTCCTCACACTCGCCCTCGTACACGAACCACTCCTGTTTCCACTCAATCCATCGGGGCTCACGAACGTGGCCGCACCTTGGACACACCCAGGATTTGGGCCGGGGTGGTCTCTGCGAGGTATTGCTCGATGCGCCTTTCGTGCTCTTCCCAGTCGGTCGGCTCCCGTTTCTTGGGTCGTGGCTCGTTGGCCTTTCTTTCGAGCCACCGTTTGATTTGCTCGCCGTAGCGGTCATGCTTGCGCGGAGTTGCATCAGCCTCTCGTTTGCTTTCAGCAGGGCCTCTAGCTCTTCGCCTACCTGTTTCATTTCTCCCCTCCTTCCATGCCAACCATCCGCTTCGCGGCCGCTCATAGTTGCGAATCCATCCGATGCAGGCGTTGCGTCGCGCTGCATTGCTCATGGCCTTGGCAAAATTGTCTCCCAAGGCCCATTCGATCCCACGGCCTACATATTCCCTGAAAAGCGGGTCGCTGTCGTAAAGGGTGGCAGGGCCAGGCAACTCCTTCAGAACCCCTGGGTCGTCTGGATCACCAACGGACACAGGCTGTAACAGGCGTCGGGCCTGTCCTTTGGACATGCGCTTGTCTCTGAACCCAAACTTGAATTGGAGTAGCTTTTCGAGACTGTTACGTGGTGGTGGCTTCTCCTCAGCATCGAGATCAACATACTCCAGTTCCTGGAACCCGCCAAGCGATGAAATCGCTTGGCTGTTTTCTTCTATTGGTTCTTCTTCTATTGGTTCTTCTTCTGGGGCGCGTTTGTGCGCTTTTGCAGGGCGCACATCTGCGCTTTTGGAAAGCGCACTTTTGCGCTTTGGGGGAGTGTCGGTGGGCGCATTATTGCGCTCTTGCAAGATCTGGCGGGCCAGTTCCACGAGGCGGGGCGATGATTCGTAATCTGTGAGGATCGTTATCGATGAGGTCCCTGATCTCTTCTGCCGCTTGATGTATCCAAGCCTTTCGAGCTCCTGATTGTGCCGCGTGATAGTGGCAACATCCTTCTTGCGCATTTGGGCGACAGTCTTCCGGCTGGGCCAGCAGGCGTTCTTCTGCTGTGCGAACATGGTGTACACGAGCAGGGTCCGCAGCGCCTCAGCCGATAGTTCGTCGTCCAGTGTGGCTACGTGGTACACCATGGCATAGCCAAGCTGTTTGACGGGGTTTTCAAAGTGTACGTCGTGCACTGCTTGTCTCCGTTACAGTATTATGTTTGTGCGATAGGTGTTCGCGTGGCGGTCACGTTCCAGCCCTGTGAGAATGAAGCCGTGTTCCTCTGCCCGTTTCAGGCCATCGAGGATACTTGGTCGTGAGAGGCCCGTTCCACTGTCAATCCGGGTCCCATCTTCACGCTTGCAGCCATTCTGAAACTCGTCGATGGTGATGCGCTTGTACTTGCGTCCCAAGCTCGCTGTGTGTTTCAGGATGTAGAGGACGAGCTTCAATTCACTGCCTGTCATGATCCGCATCTGGTCAGTCAGTTCGGCGGGTATCTCGATGGTCACGGGAATTTGAAGTCCGTTGAAGTTCATTTCGACTCTCCCATATAGTCCAAAATCTCTGTTACCGACGGAAGGCCCATTCTCCGTTCCCTCCTTATGTATCCCAGGATCTCTAGCTCGCGATTGTGGTGGGAGATCGTACCTACGGTTCTGTTCTCGAGATGTGCAACTTCCTCACCAGACAGGTAACACTTGCCATCCTGTGGGTCAGCGTGCATGAGGTACACGAGGTAGGTACGAAATGCATTGTCGCTCAGCGCCCGGTCCAACATCGCTGCCTGAATGAGCTTGTCAGTCTGTGCCATCTTTTTCTTCCTCCTCTTCGAGGTCCCCATGGGGACCATTATCTACGTATTGCCAGTACTCGACTCCGAGGTCGGCGTCCGCCAGCCTGCTTATCAGGTGCCCATCGCGTTCAGGTTCTTCTTCCAGGTGCCGCCACTCACTCCACTCTGATCCAGACCATTCGCGCTCGGACCAGGCATCCCACCTGACCAGCATGTCAAATGCGCCGCAAGCCAGGCAGTGGTCACTGTTCTGGGCCGTGGCTGCGCCACAGTTCCGGCACACATACTGGCTGACCTTGCGGTACTGGACGATGCGCGGGTTGCTCACACCGTATGTCTCGCCCCTTAGCCGAACGTCAAAGCGCTGATCCTTCACCAGCGCCGAGCGTTGGGCTGGGCCGTAGGTGATGGTCCCCTGATAGAGACCAGTATCAGGGTCCTGGGGGTCCTCCTCGATGATGACGGGGGGTAGCTGGGGCTCACCGTTCTGCTTGATGTACTCCTCAAAGTCCGCGACTGTGATTGTCTCGTCTCCGGCTCGTTCCAGGAGGTCATCAATCTCAGCCTCAAGAATGTCACGTATGCTCTCGTTGCCTTCGTCCAGCGTCAGCTTGCGGCGCCAGACGGCGGCAAGGGCTGCGGACCATCTGCGCCAGTTGCCGGGGAGAAACACCTCCTCCGGGCCTTCTGGTAACTTGTCCGCTCGCCCATTGTCGATCAGCCAGGCCAGGGCCTTGCAGACGGTGCGAATCCTGCTTCGCTCAGTCTTGCTGGCATTACGGCTCACGTTCATCAACCATTCGTCAAAGCTCATGGCCCCGGAAGGTGAGTCTATCCAACTGCCTCCCAGGGTGTCACCCGTGTAGACCCGCCAGGCCAGGATCCGCCGCCCAACAGACAGCAAGTGGCGTGCCGTGTCTGCCCTGTCCATGCCCAGGTCGATGATGGCCGCCCGAATCTTGCGGCGATCTTTCTCGTCCAGGGCGCCGAGAAGGTGTGTGTGCGCACGGTCCGCGTATTCCCAGGGCTGTTCCTGCCCATTGGGTTCTGGAAGCAAGCCGATTAGGTCAGCGCAGGATTCGTCCTGCAACAAGGCTGTGATGCCATAGGCCAGGACCTGCTTGACGCCGACCTCTGCTGTGTCCAGATGCTGGATTCCAGGATCGTACCGGAAAACAGAGAGCGGCTGGCCGATGATCAACGCTTGCTCTTGCTTGTGTCCGTTTTTCCTTGCCACTTCATCACCTCCAGGTTCCCATGGGAACCTTCATACAGCAATTTGAGGGCACAGTTCATGCAAAACATCCCCTCGATGACCTGGCCTGACATCGTGTGGATGATCCGCCCTGTGGCAACATCCTTATCCTTGTTCGGGCAATTCGGTGCCTGGCACTTCGCCATTGCAGAACCACTCCGTGAAGTCCTTGAGTGACAGCAGGACCATGCTGTCACGCTGGTAACGTTCATGGAGAACAACGATGGGAAGTTGGCTGGGACCAGCATACCGCTTGGCCTGAGCCAGGGCATCCTTGAGCCACTTGGGAAGGCTCTTGCGGTGCTTGCACTCTGCTACCAGCCAGTCGCTCTCCACGTCCGGCAGGTCGGCCCAGGGGCGGCTTGTGCGCCGCCCCCCGACCTCCTGGGCCACCTTCTTCTCAAGCCGTTTCCAGGCTTTCATCAGCAGCCTCCAGATACCGCAGCCCCTCTTCTGTGATGTCCAGGCTGCGGGGGACAAGGCGTCGCCCGTTGCCATTTTCCAGCCACGCAGCGTAGAGCAGGCCATCCTCGATCAACTGCATCAGCTTATTGTGGATGCCTGCGAACGCACGGCCCGTGTCAGATTCAATCTCGCGGATTGATGGACCGACCCTTCCCCCTGTCATTTCACGACGACTTTTGATTGCTTGAAGAATCTCTTGCTCCATAATGTTCCATTTCTGAGTCAAGGCGGTATATTGTACATCATCTTATCAGAAATCATGTCGCGTTGTCAAGTCGTAACTTCGAACATCGCTAGCTGGACCGGTTCCATAGAGGAAATCTTGACCGTCTTGCCCAGGTCCCTGTAGAAGACAACGGGAGCCTTGTTCTTCTTCCTGGCCTGGCTGCGTTGCACATGGGCCTTGCTGATCTCCAACCAGGAAGTGGCGCCTTCGACAGTGGGAGTCGCGGGCTCTGGTTCCTTCTCTGGCCTGGGTGCTGTCAAGTCGGCCAGAACGGCCTTGGCGACGGCCAGTTGCGCGTTAGCCAGCGCCGCATCAGCCAGGATGGCCTCGACCGACTTGTGCTCCGCCTTCCGGTCCTGGACCGCCTGCTGGGCCGACCACTTCTGGCTCACCAGTTCCCACATCTGCTCGTCCACACTGTTCTGCGATAGCAGGTAGTAGACGTGAACCTCTTTGGTCTGCCCCGGCCGGTGGCAGCGGTCCTCGGCCTGTAGAGTTGTCTCGGGGCTCCATTCCAGGTTGAGGATGATGATGTTGTTCGCACCGTTGACGGTGACGCCCCGGTTCAGCGTGCCGGTCCCGGCTAGGAGAACGGTCGCGTCGCCGGCCTCAAACTGGCGCACCACGTCGTTGCGCCGCCGGGTGGGCACACCATCCATACCCACGAAGGGGATGGCGAAATCCTTGAAGGCAGCCTCCAGCGTGCGGTACAGGCCCCGCAGGCTGGTGAAGACGATGACCTTCTCACCCTTGGCCTTGATCTGCTGGACCAGCTTGAGCGTCTCCTGCACCTTGTTGAAGTTGTAGCCCGCCCTGTGGCCCGGGCGGGGCAGGATGTAGGCGTTCTGCATCCGCATTTGTGCCAGGATAGCCTTGGCCCTTCCCGGCGAGATCTCGTCAACGTTCACCTTGAAGCCCCAGGCGCCGGCAAAGTGCAGGGCGCCGTACTCGTTGGGGCAGGAGGCGACGTAGCGGCCCCACCACAGGGCGGCGCTGATGGCGCCCATATTGGGGTCAGCCTTGCGCATCTCGGCGGTGAGCACCTCCTTCATCATCTCGGTCACGCGGTTCGCCAGCACGGCATGTTGTCCGGTGATCTCAAGCCACTGGATGTGCCGGTGCTTGGGCGGCAGGTCCTCCAAAAAGTCCTCTTTCAGGCGACGGATGGAGACCGGCGACAGCAGTTTCCAGAGGCGGTTCAGGTTGGAGACGGAGGGGATCAGCTTGCGCTTGCCCACCTCAAGACTGTTGGCAAACTCTTTGGTGACATACTCGTAGGTCCCAAACTGCTTGAGGAAGCGGGCCGAGCCGCCCCTGTAGGGGAAGGGCCACAGGGGAGAGCCGAAACCGAGCAGCCAACCAGCGGTCCAGAACAGGTCATGGACATAGCCCTTCATCCAGGTGCCGGTCAGGATGGCGCGGCCCCTGGCCCGCAGGCTCCGGGCCGCCGCGCCCCGCAGGCTGAGTTTGGACTTGGCGTCTTGGCCCTCGTCCAGGATGACGCAGGAGAATAGCGCCCTGATCCTGGGAGCAAGGGGTGACTGGCGCGGAGTGGACAGGCCCTCATCGGTGAGTGCCGTGCGACGCTGTTTCAGAATCTCGATGCGCCTCTTGCGTGTCTCGATCTGCTGCTTGCGCGGCGCGTCCTTACTCATTTCTGGCAGTATGTGGACCGGCGCCTTACCCATGGTCCAGGCCACGTAGCCGCACTTTCGGCAGACGCGGCCACCGCCGCTGTTCTCCCCGCGCCACGGAGTGCCGCATTTGGGACACACAGGGAGTGCCTTCTTGCGTGGGGAACCGCACGTGCACCTGGCTCCCCGCAGATCACTGACCGTGCCCAGGTAGTTGCCCTGGCGGTCAAAGTGGTCGTGGTCCCAGGGGTCAAAGATGCCCAGGTGGTCGCCCAGGCTCAGGTCCTGATAACTGGTGACGTAGAAGTTGGGCGTTTCCTGGGGGGGCTCATAGACATCGCCCAGGGCATCATAGATGTCAGCAAGCTGGTCGGTGAGTTCCGAAACCAGGAAAGCCGTCTCGTCGATCTCCTTCTGGATTTCCGGTCGTCCCTTGCCCTTGGCCTGGATGGCCCGCAGATTCCGTAGGTGCCGCTTCTTGCGGGCCAGCTTCTTCTCAGTGTCAACACGACACTTTTCATAATGTACGATGTTCTTCTGTTCCTCACTCCGAGCCTGGGCCGCAGCCTTCACCCGTTCACGCGCGAGCCGGTGCTGGCGCTTGCGAGCCTTCAGATTGGAGACCAGCTTGTGGTCAAGACGCCGGGCCGGGAATCCCCAGTTGTTCAGGTCCTCGATGATGCCAGACACCACCGAGGCCGGGGTGACGATCAGCACGTCGCGGTAACTGCGCATCGTCGCCCAGTGAGCGATGGTCGCTGTCTTGCCGCCTCCCATTTCGTACAACAGGGCAACGGAAGACTTGGTGGCCATGCGGGCCACGTCCAGGGCCTGGATGGGATACAAGCGGCGACCGCCAGCGGCCTCCTGGTGCTGGTCCATAAATGTGACCAATCGATTCTTCCAAGCAATCAGGTCTGGCGTGTCGTCTACGGTCTTGACCTCGGGCAAGCCAAAGGCATCTACCACAGCCTTGACCTTCTGGGGCTCGACCTCGCTGACGGTAAACGGAGGCAGGCCGATTCCTGGTGTGAAGCGCAGCACCAGGTAACCCCGGTCCACGTAGGTGCGCTGAACGTACCTCTTTGATCCCTTGCCCTTTTCTTCCTCCGCGCCGGCCTGTTCTTCCTGCCGAAACCAGCGGCTCCGTAGCTCGTAGGTGGTGCCCTCTGGGATCAGCGTGCCGTCCGGCAATCTGACGGTGGCCCTGGCGGTGATGGGGCCGTCCTCATAGTAGGCCAGGTACTCCATCGGTTCCAATTCCCGAACCGGCAGCCGGTCCCGCTCGTAGCGCCGTGCGCGGAGCTCGATCTGTTGGGCGTCGTGGTCCGTCAGTGTGACCTCGAAGCCGAGCTCGGTCAGGCGACGGCGGGTGGTCTCCACACCGTTGATCAGGATGTTGGGCAAGGAACCCCGAGCCTCGCCCAGTGGGGCGTAGGTGCCCTGGGCGATGTCATAGTCTTGGACCGGCAGGGAGTTGTAGAACTTGAGCCAGATGGAAGCCCAATTGTTCTGAGGGCTTATCCCCCGGGCGGTCAGTTTGAGGTGCAGGGTCATCGGTCCCACGTCCACCGCCATGTCCAGGTTGGGGACGTCTGGATTGCCACGGAGATAGGGCGTCGCGAGGTAAGAGATGTAGGAAGAAGTATAGCTCGGGTTCATTGTGCGAACCTGGTCAAAAGCGTCACAGACCTGCCTGACAAGCATCGGCCCATCACCCTCAAAGACACCCTCCAGGGGAATCTCTCTCTTTGAGGTATAGCTGCTGTCCCCGGTGGCCACCACGAAGGCGGCGTCCACGTCGATGCCGTACTCGTCCTTGAACGGCTTGGGCAGAGTCAGGAGAGCGATGATCTGGAAATTCTTGCCCAGGAACTGGCGGGCCTTGGGGTTCTTGTCAAAGAACTTGCCGGAGAAGATGCCAAGCAAGAGCCCATTGTTGTAGTTGAGCACGTCATGGGCCAGGTTCAGGATGAAGTGCTGGCTCTCCACGTTCTCGCCAGTGGCAAGCTGGTACCGGCGACGGTGCACGTTTGTGGTCGGCCACCACAGGCCGAAAGGCGGGTTGGTGACAACCACCTGCCAGCTTTTGCTGGAGATGAGGGGGGCGTAGACCATGATGTCGCCCCGACGCACCGCCTTCTTCCCCAGCGCCCTGGTAGCGACACGGGCAAGGCGCTCGTCAAGCTCGATGCCGATCACGCGATGCCCGTTCTTCTTGAAGGGCACCAGCAGTCGTCCAGAGCCAGCAGTGGGGTCAAGGACATTCAGGGTGACATGCCCATGCTGCCCCTGTGGCTCGCTGTGGAAGGCATGTTCGGCGATCTGGCACATGGCTTCAGCCAGCCATTTCGGGGTGAAGTATTGCTGGTGCGCGTTGCCGAACTGCGGCTTGAACACTGCCGCCTTGAAGCCGCTGACACTGAAAGCAGCATCAAAGTCTTCCTGCACTGTCTCCTCCTTTCTCAGTCATAGATACCCGTCCATCGCCATGCATCGATCTCTGCCCCGCAGGAGGAACAGTGGACGTGATTTAGCTTGCCGCACACTGGACAGTTGGCGTAGGCAGAGTTGACAGTGCGCCACACCACGAATGGACCAATGGCATAGATGTTCCCAGGAAAGATGTTGATGAATCTGTGCCTGCGACGGAGCATGATCGAGAATCGCCAGCCTGTCATCCCTGCACGGGGTGGCAGGTCGATGTTGACGGCCAGTAGCTTGGGCCAGATGCTGATCTCTATTCTGTACTCCCTCTTCATGTGCCCCTCCCTTCATAAGCTAGAATGCAACCAGGCGTGCTTTCGGCCAGTCTCCATAGGTTGGCTGGACCGCGTCCCACAGGCGCACACGGCCCGTTAGCGAATACTGCTGGACGATGAGATCGATCTGCGTATTGATCGCCTCCTCTGTTGGTCCCACGACGGCAAACTGCTCGGGCGCGGCCTTGAGGCGCGGCCAATCGCAGTCGTCCGGGGGGTCCCGCTCCATGTCTATCAGGTGGTAGCTGAATAGCCGCTCGGCAAAGGCGAAGTAGATGTTGCCTTGCCTGATGACCTTCCAGTGCTTGTCCAGGTCATCAGGTTTGAGCGGTGTGCGACCGGCGAGGGCCAGGAAGAACCAGCCCCCGGCTCGCCAGTGCTCATACGCCGCCAGCACCGTGTATGACTTGCCGTTGACGGTGGCGAGCACGCGACCATCACCAACAGCCTTGAAGGATATGACTAGATTGTCAGCCATTGAACCCCAGCCCCCTTTCCTTCATGCTGACATAGTGACCTGAACCGATGATCAGGTGGTCCACTACCTGAATGTCCATGAGTTTGCCTGCCTCAGCGATCTCTTTCGTCAGGGTAACGTCCTCTGGGCTGGGCGTTGGGTCGCCACTTGGGTGGTTGTGGGCAACGATGATCGCCGGGCAGTTGCGCCTGATCGCATCACGGAAAATCTCCGAGACGCGGACCATGACAGTGTGGACTGAACCGACATAGATGGTCTGGACAGCCAGGACATGATGTTTGGAATCCAGCAACATGACGCGAAGCTGCTCTTGGTCCAGCAAGCTCATCTCAGGTATGAGGAGATTGGCGGCATCCTGTGGCTTGAATACCTGGGGCCGGTCTGCGAAATTGCGCTCGATGATCAATCGCCGGCCCAGCTCGAATGCAGCCTTGATGCGGACAGCGATGACAGCCCCGATGCCCGGTTGCTGTTCAAGCTCAGCAGGGGTAGCTTTCGCTACCCCTGCCAGGCCCTCGAAGCTTGCCAGCAAGCGCGACGCGGCGTCGAGTTGCTGAGCATTACCGAGAAGGAGCGCCAGCAACTCAGTGTTGCTCAGCGCCCCGGGGCCATACTTCTGCAGCCGGTTGACTGGATGCTCACTCTCTGGCAGTTCACGAACGGTCAACGGGCGGCGTTCATGCCCGTCGCTCGTCTGCCAGAGCGGCAGTTGCGTTTCCATCGCCACCTCCTCTCCCCGGGTCCCGTCATGGTCTCACTTGAGATAAGCCCGCACCTTGTACTGCATTTCCCGCGCCAGCGCGGGGTCCAGACCAGCGCGGCGGAGCAGGGCGCGGCAGTAGCGGATCTGCTCCTGTTTGTCGTCAGGCCATTGCTCGTAGGGAATCCTAAACTGGACTCCCAGTACCTGAACGCGAATGGTGTTTCCCACAGACCTAACCTCCTTTCTACAGGGCTTCCCACTTGACATCCAAAATCGGAATGTTGTGACGGGCAAGCCAGTCCTTGATAGGTATCCATCCTGCCCCAGTTTCACGATAGCGCTTTTCCATCCTGTGCCAGGCATCGAGAACGCGCTCAAACTTGGGGGATTCGGGGACGGCAAGAACTGTTTTCCTGTCGCCATACACGTCGATCAGCACAACCCGGACCTGCTGTCGCAGTCTGGCTTTCCAGATCAGCTTTGTCTTCTGCTTCATGCGCCGCCACGTCCATAGGACCGGGCGGTCGCTGACCATATAGGACGATAGCAATGGGCTCACATAGGCTATCATTCTCCGTCTCCTTCTTGATTGCGCAGTGGGACCGGGCTTCTGGACGGCCCGGTTCCACCTTCAGCTAGAACGGCAGGTCCTCATCATCCTTTGGTGTGTCGTGGTCGAGCTCAGCGCCGCAGTCACGACAGACCAGGTGGAGCTTGCGGGTGTCCAGGATGTCACCAGCGGTGAATTGCAGTAGCCCGGTCTCCTCCACTACCACCCGGCCATGTTCGCATTTTCTCTTCTGATGCGGACCACCGGTTGTGACAGTTGTGGCATTCATAGAACCTCCCTTTCCACTGTCCGAAGCTACCGCACACTGGGCAGCAGGCTAGTGCCTTTTCCTTTTTCATGTCTACACCACCAATGCACCGTACTCTCTCTCATCGGTCCATGTCGAAAGCAGCTTCATCCCAACCTCCTTGGTGTTATCAGGTCCCCATGGGGACCTCGATGGGCGCCGGCATTGTGCCGGCCATGTCTATTGCCCCAGCACTTTGTGAACCTCTTGCCAGGCGTAGTCGCTGTACCGGCGATACCAAAGCCCCTGGCGGCGGCTCCAACGAAAACTCAGGTCCTTCAGATTCGCCCTGGTCTCCCCGTCAGGCTTGCCTGAGAAGACGACCTCGATGCCATTCCGCTCATGGTTGCGACGGACTGTCACCGTAATGGGACCGGTGTTGCCGATCGCGGCCTCGATGCGATTGACGATGCGCAACACAGCAGCCTCTCGCTTTTCCTCGTCGTGGGTTGCGCATCCCTTGAGGCCGATGCCGCTGTCCAGGATGCGCCCATCCTTTTCGACATGCCACAGCTTGTGCGGTGGATTGGGCTGGAACACGGGCCATTCCTCGATCCTTGTTTGGGTGACCCAGGAGTGGCCGTGTCCATAGCACTCACTGCACTTCTCGATCCCATCCTTGAAAGCAAAGGGGCTCACTACGTCCATCAATAGGGCAATCTCTTTCCCCTTCGAGTAGAACCCGTGGGGATCGGCCAGTGCCTGCTCGTAGGTCCAGCCGCCAGGCTCTTGTCCTGTCCCGCCACAGTGCTTGCAGGTAGGACCAGGAACGCTTTCGATGATCTTGCGGCCTCCGCTGTAAGCCAGGACGGTCTCACATGCTGGCGAGATGTCCACGACGACCACGTAGCCATCCTTTTCAGCGACTCCATCCCACGACGCTGGCCGGTAGTAGTCAGTCATGGAATCGCTCTCGCCCTCATGGAAGCCGTAGAGCTTCCAGCCCGCGGCCTTAAGGCCACGGCCAATGTTCACCACAGCCTGATTCCGTTCAGTCCAGTGCATCACCATCCTCCTTTGCTACTTGGAATGGAACAAACTCGACAGTTGGCCCGTGCCCATTGGTGCCCAACAGGTCGGCCAGTGCTTCGTCCAACTGGACAGTCCGTTCAAAGTATCCCTTGCCGTTGCAGGCCGGGCAGACGACGATGGTGCTGCTATCACGCGGCAGCCCAAAGTGCTCAAAGTAATCCGGGATCCGCTTCGAGGTTTGCATGTCGCGGTTAAAGAGAGTAATGACAGGATGCTGCAACTCTCCCCTACCGCCACACAGATTGCATGCCTCCCTTGCTTGCAGGTGATAGGTTATCTTGCCCATCTTGACCCCCTTCTAGAATTCCTGCTCATAGCCGCACCGGCGGCACACTGCCAGCGCGATGTAGGAACCCTTGCCGTTCTCCCAGCCCTCGTAGCGGCACGGACCGCCGCACTTGGGGCATCTCATCCGTTCCGCAATTTCCTCATCGATGCGCTGTGCGTCACTGGGGCGCCATACCGCTCTGTAGCCATCCTCCAAAAACAGCCAAGCCGGCGACATCTCTCCCTCCTTTCATTCCCACCACTGGGGTTGCCAAAGATAGACCTTCACCCCGCAACGGGGCATGTTCATAACCTGCGCCTGTTGAGCAAGCTCCCAGGACAAGTCCACGGCAAAGTCGATGGAGTCCAGATATTCCTGGTCGTGGGCAGCGCCGCAGTCGGCAACCAATACGGGACCGATGAACCCGTATCCTGGCATGTCGAGCACTACGAGTTGATTCAGGTACTTGCAGTCGGCGACTGCCACGTAGCCAACGTGTGGCTGCGAAAGGTCCAATTGGCCCCAACGGACGCGATTCATGACTACCTGGTCCATGACGCCCGGGCTGTACCTGGTGGCCTTACCTTCATCGATCATGGGACCAAGTAAAATGGACAGCAGGGCAACGAACAACGAAAGGTTCATTCCATAACGAATCCTGGGCAGGCAATCCTAGATATGATAAGTATACGGGACAGGATACCTACTGTCAACCAGGAACTTGCGTTCTCGGCTAGAATATGATAAAATGGTTACCAGGGAGGTGAGACATGAAGAAAAAACTGGCTGATACGACACTGGCATATTGGTTGGACCGCCAGATGGCACTTTGGAGCGATCCAGATACAAATCGAACGGGGATCAGCCAGCGGAAGCTGGGAGTACTTGCTGGGGTGCCGCAATCCATGATTAGCGGTATTCTCACGCGAGGCCTAATTCCGAACATGAAAACGCTGGCAAACCTGGGCAGGGTTTTCCAGGTGCATCCACTGGTCATCTACTACATCGCCTACCACCTGGAGGAAAACTCACGGGAAGCGTTGGAAAAGCTAACAGAACTGGGGCGGACCTTTTACCAGATGCCCGACGGTGTTCTGTTTGCTTTCTTCCAAAGCGATGATCTCAAAAAACTACTTGCTGAGGTGAACGACAGTGACAGTGATACTGGACGCCTGCGTCAAGAAGGATCTGCTCGATGAGGTACTTGTGCAAGCACGTAGGATGATGGAGGCAATCCAGCCGTACCTGATTGTCAAAGACGATGGCAGATTTGCCGTCCTTGTGGATCAAGACGGCAACTGCCTGGATGTGGCCGACGATGGCAAGCTCTACACGCTATCGGAGCGCATAGAGCTTGCCAATGGTTGGGCCTGTTACGTCAGTAACTAGAAGGGCAACGAGTCAACTGCGGCACTCTCTTCCTGAGTGCCGTTGCTGTTGTTTCCCAAAAACTTCACAACGCGGGCCGTAATCTCGAAGCTGGCCCGGGCGACGCCGTCGTTGCCAGTCCACACGTGAGGGCGGAGGGTGCCGTCACTGGCCTCACCTCCCATCTCACCTTCGATGTAGACCTGACGGCCTTTGTGCAGGTACTGGTTGGCAGTCTCGGCCAGGCCGCGCCAGCATGTCACGCGCCACCAGGTGGTGAGCTCCCAGTTCTTGCCGTTGTAGGATTCCTTCCAGCCCTGCGGGCAGGAACCCTTGGCTTTGTTCATGGTCTGCGTCGTTGCGACACTGAAATTCGCAACTGGCGTACCGTCCGGCGTATAGCGCATCTCCGGTTCATTGCCCACACGACCGATCAGAGTAACCTTTGCCAACATTTTTCCTCTTTCCTTTCTTGTGTGTTTTCGCTCAGGGTACAAGGCCCCCTGGCTGGGCGCGATGGGGTCCCCATGGGGACCTGGTTGACAGACACGAACGTCTGTGCTACAATGCCTCTAGCTCATCACCTCCTTTCATTGGGCGGGTATCAGGACGCTGATACCCGCCCAATGGCGTCAGGCCACTTCTCGTCGCACCACTGTTGCAGGAGATATTGGGCTTCCAAGACCAGGTCATTGCGGGAGTTGTAGGGGCCGTAGGCCTGGATGACCTCTCCCTCTGGACTGACCTCCAATGTAACGGCATCCCGGTAGTTGAAGATGAAGGACTTGCCGGACGCGGCCCTGCCGCTGTAGACGCCGACGCAGTGGTGCATCCTTAGCCCTTCTTCTACGAGGTCATCGCTATTGTCTATGTACCGAAATCCATCCGGCGGCTGGATTTGGAGAGTTGGGAAGTGCCTGTTTCCAGGCTCGATCCGCCGCCATCGTGCTTCCGCGTGCCACCGGATAGCGTGCTGGGCGTAGCGAACAACGGTAGCTTGAGGGCTTTCCGGCGGTGGAGCGTCAAGCATGAAACGCCATGCCTGACGGATAGCGAAATGTTTGCGGGTCTGCCCTTCTAACTGGAGGTGCCGGGCCAGTATCCTGAATCCCTTGTTGATCTGGGCATCGGATGATCGCTCCACAACCGGAACCGCATCCGGCCCGGCTAGGGCAAGCAAGATCCAGCGGCGGCGGTGAGGGAATGGAACCTGAGTGATATACTGAATCACGTCCCTGGCCTCGGTGTACCAGACACCGCCCGGGACCCTGTACAATGCCCTGCGGGCCACCTTGCCAACAGGCTCGTAGGCGTCCATCCAATTCCAGTCCTGTGCTTGTGTTAATGCGACATGCCTGCCAGCCTCAGCGCAGGCCAGTCTGCAAGCTCGAATCTGAAACAGGTCGTTGGGGTACCTCAAGGCAAGCGCGGCCCGGACTGCCGTTGCTGAAGGCCACTTACCTCTGACCGAGTACAGGGCCTTGTGGACTCGCTCCAGGTCAGCGGGCAAGGTCTCTCGCCACTTTCGGTAGAACGGCAAGAGCTTCTTGCCCACAACTTTGGTGTAGACGTCATGCTTGTAGTGCCTGAGTCTTCGTGGTATCATCCAGGGAGTATGGGAAGGTACGATCCCCTTCACGATCCTTGCCACAATGGCGCCATAATCCATTATTGAGATGCTTGTGTCATGATACAATTGGACCGTGCCGAGCTTTGGGTTCAAGTACAGACTGAACCCCAGGCGGGGAGTCTCAACCCGCATCGCTTCCCCCTTCATGGCGATCTCGGGCTCAGGAATGAAATACGTTGACATCTTCCCCTCCATAGTGTATTATTGACACAAAGATGCTCGGGAGGCCGCAAATGGACAGACAACTGACAAAGAATGAAAAGGCTGTGCAGACAGGGATTGAGAATGGAGTCATAACTCGGGACCCCAACGGCGTGAACCCCATCGAAATCCCTCCGGTTCCGCGCGGAGTGAGTCCGCAGGACTGGGTATACTGGCAATGTTACAGGGAAGTGCAGCAATGGATGCTGGACAATCACAAGCACAGTGCCTGGGCGGCGTGTAAGGAACTGGGGTGGAGCTACAACACGTGGCGGACGGCGAGCAAGAATCCGTTTGCATTGGGCATGTGGGCGGAGATAACGAAAGAAGCGTACAGCGCCTTTGCCACGTATTTGCGGGAGAATCTGGTAGCTGTGGGTCATGCGATGGTGCAGCGGGCGACGGACACCAGTGATCCGCAGGGTGTTCAAGCGGCGCGTTTGGTGTTGCAGGAGTTGCAGAGGTACCAGGAAGAGATGGAGGCCCAGAGTGGGAGTGAGGGGCCTGCCATTTCGTCGTCTGCGCTGTTGGGCATGGCAAAGAAGGCGCGGGTGACGATAGAGCGGAAGCGTGGGGGTGTGACGGAGAAGATAGAGGTTGACGTGGAGCATGATGATGCGGTAGAATAGGGTAACAGTAACGTAACTGATACGGGGTGGGGTATGGATGTGCAGTGTAAGGTGTGCGGGGAAGTAAGGCGTCATCGTGCTCATGGCCTATGTGATGCCTGCTACATGCGGGAGTATCGCCGCAAGCACCCTGATGCGACGGTCAGGGGGTTGCGGCGCGAGTTTGAGTACCTTGAGGACGAGGTAGCGGAGAAGTGGGTAGGTGCGATGGACAGGTTGCTCCAGCGGTTCGGCGCATCGTGTTGGCGTGAGGGTGACGAGCTCATCATGGAACTTCAGGGCCAGACGGTTCGCGAACCGGTGTAGGGTTCCCATGGGGACTGCCCCTCATTCTGGTAAGGCCAAACTCATCATCTGCCATATCTTCCGTCTGCGGCAACGGACTTGGTAGAATCCCTCAAGAACCTTAGCGCGCTCCTCGTTCATGCATCTCCCTCTCTTCCAAGGTCCCCATGGGGACCTCAATCCCAGAATATTCGCACAGATGGGGGGGCCTGTTCTCGTAGCAGTGGACGCAAGCTTCACTGTGCACAGGCACCCACGTCTCAGTCGCAGGGCATTTGACCTCGATGCCGACCTCCGAGACGATGCCATAGTAAGGTCCGTCGAGAACTGTCTTTGCTGCATTCCGGGCAGCGTACAGCCCCGGCATTGCCCACTGGTGTTCCTTGCCATCCCCATCGATAAACCTAACCCTTAGCATTCCCATCCCCCTTTCCGGCCCCCATGGGAACCCTATCTCATAGCCGATATTATAGTCCGCTATCCGACCATCTGTCAATGCGACTCAATCGGCGACGATCATGCCTACCCCTTGTCCATTAAGTGGGCACGTGCAGAGGCCAGGGCCATGAACCCTTGCCCCTTGCCGAAAAGGAGAGAATCCTATGGGCGGCCAAGCGCGTCCATTCTGAGATACGGCTGCCACATAGCAAGCTGTCCTCCTTCCGGGACGTAGGCTTTCCAGCCCAATGTCCGTAGTCTGGCTACCGTTTCTCCGGGGGTAGCGTCAATCCTCCGCCTGCCGCCGGCGAGCGACACGCTCTTCTGGCCGGTGCAGATGGAGTACAACTGCGGCGTCTCCTGGACGATACGGATCGCCTCGTCCAGGCTGATGACCGGTGGCTTCCAGTTGTGCCACCGGAACGGTTTGTTGATGACCTTCGGCTTGCTCATGCTCCCTCCCAGTGGGACGGGGCTCCCCCAGTTCGCGGGGGAGCCCCATGTTCAGGACGACCTAGAAGGGGTTGTCCCCGGCCAGGCCGTTCTGGCAGAATACCGGGCGGCGCAGCACCTTGGGCTCCAGGCTCCAGCCGCGCTGCTTCTGCCGCTCGATCTCGCGCTCCGTGAGGGCGTAAGCCTTCAGCGGCTTGCGGCCAGCCAGTTTCGGGTCCGCAGGGTAGAGCAGCGGCTTGACCTTGTAGACCCTGTCCGTGAACTCGACGTTCTCCATCTTGTCGATGTTGAAGTTGCGGAAGTCGCGCCGCGCGAAGTCAGCGCCGCAGACGTACTGGTACACTTCCCCAGTCTCCTTGTTGATGACCTCGTAGGTGTAGACGGGGACGATCTTGCGCCCCGTCGTCATACGCCCGAAGCGGTTTGTGTAGTCGAACTCGACGACGGCGCCGGTCTCCACGGCGGCGGAGAGCTTCTCGAACAGGCTTTCCGCCTTGGCGATGGCTTTCTTGGCCTTGCGGGCCTCGGCCTTGCGCTCGGCCTCAAGCTCCTTGACGCGGGCCTCGATGCGGGCAATCAGGGCAGCCTTGTTGCCGCTCACCGACAACCCGAGCCTCCGGCAGTACCCCTTCAACTCCGCAACGGTCATGTCCTTCAACAGCTTCGCCATTTTATCCCTCCTTGCGCCCAGCGCACGCACTGGGCAATGCCGCATGGCTGCGGCGTGTCCAACGGTTCGCCCACCAGGGGATAGAAAGCCAACGTTCGCCCACAGGGGGATGGGGGCCTTGCGGCCCTGCGAGACGCGGCGGAGGGGCTTGCCCGTCTGCTTGGTACGACAGGCCCCGCTAAGCTAAGGGCCGGGTGCATCGACACCCGTGCATATTCGCTTGGCGGGCAGAGCCCCTCGGACGGGGTGCTTAGCGGTTCAGGCGGCGGCGGATGCGCCACCAGCACCGCCTGAGGGCGCGGCGGCGCTTCTCGCGGCGGTAAGCGCGAGCGAACGCCTGATCCTTCTGCAATCGCCGATCGACATACTCTTGCAGGTCCATTTGCCCCTCCTTTGTCAATGGCGGACGATCATGCCCGCCGTCAGTGCGTGCGTCGGGCGTGTGTGTGCCCAACGCCGGTCCTTGCTGGCTGCGGCTTCCAGGTAGTGGGCATGTATCCCCACCGGTCGCCCCGGAGCCAGACATCAACGACGGCCCCAGTGCGCCTGTCGATGAGGCGCACGACCCGGACGGGCCAGGGCGTGCCAGACGCAGCGACAGGAAAATGCCCCAGGTCATAGGCTGACACTGGGGCGCGACCGAACACTTGCTCAACTACTTCTTGTGCTACCACATGTTACCTCCTTGCCCTGCCTGCCCTTTTCGGGCTTCAGGTCTTGCGGGCCATTCCCTCCATGTGGGAGTCGAACCCACGCGCACGGACAGTACCGTCCGCCCCACCGGGGAGGAGGGATTGTATTCAATTGTGACCGCCCGCTAGGCGTTCAGCTTGCGGGCGATGCGGACGCGCTCCTTCAAGGAGCCGTCCTTCATGGGCCACACCTGCCCCGACTCGTCCACCGTATAGAAAAAGCCGCGCTTCTTGCGCGGCTTTTCGGGCGCCTTTGCGGGCTGTGTGTTCTGTGACATCATTGCCTCTCCTTTCAAGCCCCAGGGCCATAGAGTTTGAGGGTTTTCCCACCCCGGGACCAAAGCAAAAGGGCTGCGGCTATTCACCGCAGCCCCCACCGAGAGCCCCCAGCAAACCACAATCGGTACCAGGGGCCGTCACCTTGTCGGCCAGCCGCATCTCCTCAGCGACGTGGCCGATGTCGTCGCTGCCGCTACAGGCCACGCCTGCAATGAAGGGCAGCAACAGGAGCAAGACCAGGCACAGCACGAACATCTTCCGGCGCATCCCTATCACCTCCTTCCTCAGCAAAGTAAGGGCAGGGGGGTACACCCCCCGGAGTGCGTCTCTGCACATCCTCCCATCTCTATTAGTATCCCCTCACCAAATTTCCCCTCTCTCCCAAACTTGGTGGCGTTGACAGTTGCAGTTGGTGTGTGATAGAATTGGGGTGTATGTATGTCAAGGACATATTGTTGGAAGTATTCAGTCGAAATAATGATAGGTTGATGTACCTGGACCGGGCTTTGGGGGTTGGGGATGGCGGCGCATTGGAGCGGGTGGAGAAGTTTTGGCAGTTGGTCTTGCGGGTGAAGGAGGCGGAGGAGTTTTGCCGGTATGGGTATGAGGTTTATGGGGATGAGTGGCCGGAGCATATTCCGAGGGATGAGAATGGGGTTCCGGTAGTCAATCAGTTGACGTGGGTGTTGTTCAAGTACCGGTTGCAGTTGTATCAGGCGGAGTTGCACTACTGTCCCATCAGGGACCGGCAGATCATGGGCGGGGGAGGGTCCGGGAAATGTCTGCCTGCTGGCACGCTCATTACCATGGCGGACGGGTCCAGGGTGCCCATTGAGACGGTCAGAGTTGGGCAGCGGGTAGTGACCGTGCACCCGCGCACACTCAAGGTGGGCATCGAGGATGTCCTTGCGGCAAGTGAGCAGCCCGAGAAGCGAATCGTGCGTGTTAGGCTCAGGAACGGGATGGAGCTTAGGTGTTCAGACGATCATCCGCTGCTTACGCCTGGTGGCTGGGTAGAAGCTGGGTTGTTGCGGGCGGGGGATCTGGTTGTCGTGCTTGCGGGTCCCCATGGGGACCTTGAACACGTGGTCCTCGTGGAGCAGACAGGTAGGGAAAGGACCTACGATCTGACCGTTGCCAATACCCACACCTTTCTTGCGAATGGCATAGTGGTCCACAACACCGAGGCCGCGGCGATCTCTCATGCCGTGAAGGTGGCCTTGTGGCCGGGGCACGACTTGTTGTGGACGGCGCCCTCGCTGGAGCAGGCGACGCTGGGACATGACCTGATCCTGTCATGGGGGGAGCAGGGGCTCTTCAACGAGATTTTTGTGGAGCGTTCGGTCAGGGGGCAGAAGCCGGAGATCAACCTGCGGAAGTGGGACGAGTATGATCCTGGTGGGCGCATGAGTTTTCGCTCCATAGGCAGCAACCCTGTGGAGCTCTTGCGCGGTGGCACCTTTGCCTTTGCCGTAGCCGACGAGGCTATGCGGGCTTTTTCGACTGACTGGTACATTGGGCCGTTGAGCGGCCGTTTGCGGGGGCCGAACCGGGCAATCCTGAACATGGACCCTGTGCTCTCGGAGGAGTATGCGGATCGCATCTTTGAGGTCGAAACCTGCTACGACATGACCAAGCGTGAGAAACTGCGTCGCAAACTGGAGGAGTGGGTGGAGGAATCGGGGGTATCCAAATTCACCACCCTGACCATCATTGGGAACCCGCCCAGGACGGGGCGCGTGTGGTGGAACCGCCTGAAGTGGGGCTACAAGCATCCTGGGGAGCGGTACAGCATGCAGTGGTCAGCGAGGAACAATCTGTACCTGTCGAAAGACCAGATCAGGTTGCAAGAGGCGCAATTCCGGGACCGGCCAGAGGAAGCGGAATTGGAGATTGACGCCAAAGAGGTCCACATGCAGGGTGATGTGTTCCCTTACCTGGATACCTTCTTTGACGGCGACCTGACCGAGGTCGCGGTCAGGAACGTGGTTGAGGGCAAGGGGGGTTGGGTGTGGGAGACGCATGAGATGTTGGGCGTGTACCATTACGAGAAGCCGCCGGAGGCGGATGCTGTGTACGCCTTTGCCCTGGACCCCGGATCGGGGATCATCCCACGCAGGAACAAATGGGTGTTGTTGGGGTGCCGGATTGACAAGGGGCCGCCTTTCGAGATCGTCTACATCCAGACCGGCAACATGCCAGGGGCGCACGGCACACCCGACCCCTGGATCGCGGCAGCCCAGGATGTCCTGAGCAGGTATCCGATGATTGAGTCGGGGTTCCGCATGGAGGCCAGCGGGACGCAGAAAGATACCCACTATGTGGTCTGGAAAGACGACCTGTATCTGGTGCCCGTTAGCCTCAGCCACAACCTGGCCCGCCTCATTGTGCAGGCGCAGAGGACGGTTAGGGCCGATATGTGGTGGTGCCCTGACTGCGCCATGTTCGCCGACGAGATGACTGACTTCAAGATGGTGATGGACAAGAAGGCGCCGCAGGACTTTGTGTCCGCATTCCTGTTGCTGAACGACATCGTGTACAACTCTGTGCGGGACCAATTCGAGTCTGATACTGACGACGAGCCAGCGCCAGAACCGGAAGAGATCGAGTACCTGGGCCGTGAGATTCGCATGAGGAGCAGGGAATACAGGGGGAGACGATGAGGACGCTCTTGCACTGGCTTTGAAGGAGGGTTGGGGTTCGGTCTGGGACCCCAGAAGAAATGGAAGAGCTGTGGGCCGTCTTTCTGGCGGACAGGATCGCACGCATGGAAAGGTACATGGGCCACGAGGCGGTACGGACGATCTTTCAGCCTGACGGCGCAGCATACGACCGTGAGGTGCGCTCTCACGAGCGTGAACAGAGATTGCCCCGATAATCGGCTTGACAAACAGCGACTTGTCTGATAAAATCACAGATAGAGTGCCTGATCTTGCGTATGAACCTGACACCGGCTTCCTGTACCTGACTGATGGCAGGCGCAGGGCCAACATCTGCCGGATTCGCGGCGCGGAGATTTGGTTCTGGTTCAGGCCGAACAAGCGAGAGTATTCTTTCAGGCTTGACCAGATACTGAGCAGGATCGTAGAGCACGCCCAAAACTAGAGACCTAATCTTTCAGACTGAGAGCCCAAGAGGCCGTAACAGCCTCTTGGGCTCTCTCTGCTTATGGACGAGGTAAGGTTGCTTGCTGCGGAGATTCTAATCCAGGCAGTCAAGGACTGGCGGATGTGCCGCAAGGCGACGGTGCGCCAGAGGCGTGGGGAGCTTTGGGCGCGACAGGCGGGCTACCCGTCGTTACGCGAGGAACTGCTCGTCTTCTTCCGCTCTGAGTGGTGTGAGGAATTGTTCGCCCTGATGAACCTGGACAGGGACAGGGTGATGGGATCTTTGGGAGTGCCATGCCGACCATAGACATCTCGACCATCGGCAACAACCCAAGATTCACCGACCGGGACCCGGACGGCACCAGGGCCGAGCGGGAGTACCCCCACAGCGAGTATCCCACCTGGCGCTCGATGTTCAACGGCAACTACCTCAAGGAGGAGACCAAGGATTCGCCCGACCCCGAGACCGGGGAGCCCATCTACCGCTGGCCGGTCCGGTTCAACCTGTTCTACGCCTATAGCATCAGCCATGCCGGGCTGCTATGGGGCAGGGGCGAGACGGGGCGGGAGGCAAGCGGCCTTTTCGACGTGTACGTCAAGCCGGAGTTGCCAGGGCTGGACATCAAGGCGCTGACCAGCGCCGCACCGGCGTTCCAGGACGCCCTGCAATACTGGTGGAGCTTCAACAGCCACATCCTACGGCCCTGTGGCGCGATTCAGCAGTGGGCTGGCGGCTGCATCATCAAGATTTCGTGGAACCCCTATCATCCCGACGCCGTGTACGGCTGCATCCCAGAGATCGTCGAGCCGGAGTACTTTTTCCCCGTCCCGGACCCGCTGAACCCAGGCACGATGCTGGCGGCCCGGCTCAAGTTCAAGGTGGACACGGACGTGGCCGTGGTGCGCTACGGTCTCACGCAAGAGCAGGCCAAGAGGGCCAGTGACTATGACGGCAAGGTGCCGGTTGAGGAATACTGGGACCGGCAGCAATACTACGTCATGCTTGGCAGCGGCGACAATCGGTATCCGGCCCGCCTGCCGAACATCGCGGGGCAGCCCGGCAAGGTGTTGGCTGGCCCCAACCCCTGGGTGCATCCCATCACTCAGCAAGGCGTGATTCCCATTGTCTATGTCCCCCGATTGCTCACGGGCCGTTTCTGGGGCGACAGCCTAGTGAAGGAGCTCGAGGGGTTGGTCAGGGAGATCAACAAGACGCTGGCTGACATTGGCGATGCGGTCACGGGCGCCACACACTTTCGTGGTGTAGTTGCTGATGACAACTTGAACCGGAAGCAACAGAGTCGCTACATTCCCATGCCCAAGGACGGCATCCTGAACCTGGGCAGGACACCGGTGGGTGGGACCCAGGCTCGATACTGGAACGCAGACCCGCCCCAAGTGCCGAGCCAGACGCCCGACTTTGTGAGCACTATGCTCTCGATGGCCGACAACGCGGGCCAGCTTACCCCGGCGGCCAGGGGGCAAGGGGGCAATTCGGACAGTGGGTTCGGTAAGGCAATGGAAATGTTGCCCACGACCAACCTGATCGACTGGGCTCGTGCTCACTGGTCGAAGGCACTCTCTGGCCGGGGTGGGATTCACGAAATCCTTGGGGTGATCTGGCACACCATGTACAAGCAGGCCAGCGTCAGGGCATTGCAGATTGTCCCGGCGATGTCCATTCCCAACGTGCTCCGCTGTCAGCAGGAGATCAGTTTCCGGCCGGTTATTCCGAAGGACCGGGTGGCTGTGATTCAGGAAGTGACCAACCTCGTGGCCAACAAGGTTATTGGCCCTCAAGAGGCACTACGCCGCCTCGGCGACGTGCCCGATGTCCAGGAGGCTTTGGAGGACCTGTGGGGCATGTTGGTGCTGTTGGCCTCCATTGATGCGGCGGTGGCCGGGCATCAGATTCGGTGGATGACCCCGGCGAAGGGGGAGGGGGGGCAGCCCCCAAGGCCGGTCCCGGAGATCAGTGGTGAGACTGCTACGGAGGCCCCCAAGCAACCAGCCAAGCAGCCTGAGGGGATGAAGCAGGAAGAGTAGATCATGGTCCCCATGGGGACCCCAAAAAACAGGAGGATCGAAATGGAAAGTCGCAAGTTCGTAACTGGTTTGATGGTGGCCGTAGCCCTACTGGCCCTGCTCGGCGGTCTTCTGGTGAGCAGCGCGCCGGTGATGGCTACTGACCCGAGTCCCGCCACCCTGGTTGGTGTCCCGCAGGTGCGGCGGTTGGAGCAGGGGGACACCGGCCATTCGAGTTCCTATCGTGTTGAGTTCGACTACCGAGATGGGTATGCGGAACATGCGCAGATTGAGCTCTATGCCACCACGGAGTTGAGTAGCACGGCAACGCCGACAGGCACGGTGACGCTGACAGTGCAGAGTTCTGCCCTTGGCGCAAACTGGGTTAGTCACAATGACACACTCACGTTCGGCGAGAAAACCCCAGGAAATAAGTATCTGATCTTCCCGCAGCGTGGCGCCAAAATGGCAATCTACTGGACTATCCCGTCCGGGCAGCGGATTACTCCGACCGTCGAGTTGGTCTTTAGCAACAGAAAATAGCCAGCCTGGTCGCTCCTTGTCACGACCACCTGCACCGGGTAAGAACATGACAGAAGAATCTACGAACCTTGTCGTGCTATGCAATGAAGTCAAGCACCTTCGTGAGGAGGTGCGAGAGGGATTCATGGGGACAAATGCGCGACTGGACAAGCTCAACGGGAGTGTGGCCAAGCACGCACGGGACCTTCATTCACATGATACGAGGCTGTCTGTCATCGAGCGGCTCTATGATGAGCGGATCAAGCCAGCAATTGCTCGGACGACAGACAACCGGGTGAACATCGCTGTTATGGCGGCCAAGTATGGCGCGTTGGGGGTTGGGGCTGGGGGTGGGATAACAGCGGTTGTTCTTGCGGCCCTGAAGCTGGCTGGTGCGCACTAATGGCATGGCGAAAGAAGCGGCGTCGCTGCATCGTTGTCGCCCAGGCTGACGGGCACTCAGGGCACAGGCTGGGGCTCTGCAACCCGGACACGGTCATCGTCAGAGAAACGGATGATGGTGACTGGGAAGAGGTCGATCTGGAACGTACTCAGACCCAAGATATGATCTGGGACATCTACCTTGACGGCATAGGGAAAGTGATCGACCTCGCCGGTGGCGATGACATCATCATCCTGAACGGTGGCGATGTTACGCATGGGACCAAGTACAGGGAAGGGCTGATGCCCATCACTGAGAGCGAGCAAATACAGGTCGCCGTTGAGACCATGAAGCCCTGGCTCAAGCACAAGAACGTCAAGGCTATCCGGTTCTTTTCGGGGACACCGGCGCACGTTAACATGGGCTATGTGACTTCTGAGGCCAAGGTGGCTGCCATGTTGGCCAACGAGACCAATATCAGTGTGCGGGCGTTGCACCATGGCAGGGTGAGGGTGCTCGACAAGGTTCTGGACGTGGCGCACCACGGCCCCGGGAAGGGACTGCGCTGGTGGCTTGACGGCAACCAGGCTCGCTACTACCTGCGGGACCGGATGGCGAAGGACTTTAGTGTGGGGAAGCGCCCGGCTGACGTGTACATCCGCGCACACCGCCACGTGTGGGTGCATGAGGTGCTGGACATGGCACTTGGCTCAGAAGTGGTGCTGTCTCACATCACCGTCTTGCCTTCCCTGTGTGGCATGGATGAGCACAGTCGGCAAGTTACATACAGCGAGCCTACGCTAATGAATGGCCTGTGCGCTTACGAGATTGTAGAGGGCAAGCCCGTTAGCGTCGTGCCGTTTGTCACCATCACTGATCTGCGCGTGGAGGAAACGATACTGTGATTGACAAGCAGGCGATCTTGAATGAAATTGTCGAGTTGAGTGGCACGCCCAAGATCCCGATACGCGATTACGAGTTCACCGCCGCCCAGTATTCTGAGGCTGCTGAGTGCAGCGTCAAGACTGCCAAGAAACGGCTCGACAAGATGGCTCGAGATGGGGCGCTCAAGTCGGCAGTACGTCGTGACGAGTATGGGCGCTTCGTGACCGCCTACTGGCGGCCAGAAGATGAGGAGGAAAATCATGCCTGACAAAGTAGTGGCAATTCGCTACACTGGTGAGAGAAGGGTGGATGGGCTGAGGTACGGGCTCTTCCCTGGCTATCGCTATGAAGTGACGAGGGAAGAAGAGGCTGGGCTTCTTGCCCAATACGGCAGTGACATCATTCGGCTGGAACCTGACCCAAGTGTACTGCCGATCCTTACGCTGGACGAGTCCGGGGAGCCGCCCAAGAAGCGTGGTCGGCGCAAGAAAGAGGAGGGTACTGATGAGTAGTGCTCTGGAAGTCTTGCTGGACGAGGCCAAGAGAGATTACGATAGCCCCGAGCTTGTGGCTTACATCGAGAAGGCCATGAGCACGGCTGGCGACCTGGACGTCCATTTTGTGGAGGACGTGCCTTTGAGTGAGTGCTTGGAGCAGGCTCGGGCCTACGTCGAGGCCACCTTGCCCAGCAATGCCAACACCATCGTGAATCTGTATCGTGCTTCCCAGCTTGCGGCCAAGTTGCCCAAGGTCGAGCCTGAGTCGCCCAAGGCAACCAAGGCTGCCGAGGAGCTTGCCGCTGAGGCTGGGGTGGACCTGAGTGGTCTGGTTGGGACCGGCAAGGATGGCACGATCACAAAAGGCGATGTGGAGGGGTTCCTGGACGATCTGCCCGAGCCCGAGGAGGAGGACGTGCCGTGGTCGTGAGCGGACAGAAGAAAGTGGCGACGGCTGGGACGGCGGTGCAGGTGTCTACCAACACTGCTGTGCGCAAGTATATCTTGCGGGCGCTTCCGGGCAACACCGGGAACATCGCTATCGGCAATGATGGGAATGATGACGTGACCATGAGCAATGGCCTGGTCCTGAAACCCGAAGACCCGCCCATGAAATTCTGTGGGCGTCTATCTGAAATGTGGATGGATGCGGCCAACAATGGGGACGGCATCAGTTGGATGGTGATCGACGTTGAATAGGACAGCGAAGGGTAACGTAACTGAATCTGCGCGGAAGGAGCACGGGGACAGGAAGGGGAAGTACCCCATCTTCGACCTCAAATCGTGCCTTTCAGCTGTGCGGTTGCGCCACCACGGCAAGGGTGTCTCGGCGAGCAGTGTGCTGAACAGGGCCGAAGCCTGGGCCAGGCGGCACAACAGCCAGGCGTGACTAAAGGCAGTCAAGGCGGCCCGTGAGGCCGACAGGAAAAGGTAAGTACCCCGCGCCGGGCGCGTCCCCATGGGGACCCGCCAATCCAACGGCCCGGGGGCAGCATCCGGCCCACGCGCGAGAGCCCGTGGGGTAAAGAAAGGGAAAGAAAATGGGAGAGGAACAGAACCAGCAGCAACAGGGAATACCGTCACCGAACATCCCGACACCGCAGCAATCGGTGCCGGTAGTCAACCCTGGAGGGCTGCAACCGCAGCAGCCGTCGCCGCAGCACCCCTCCAATGACCTTGAGCAGCGGTTCACCACGCTCATGGATGCTTTGGAGGAAGAGCGCCGCCGGCGCAGCGGCCTAGACCGGCAGAACCGCGAGTATGACAGACGCTTCGCGGCTCTAGAGGGTACGCTGGGCGAGATCCAGCAGGCGATTCAGGGGCTCACGGGGCAGGCCCCCAACACGAACACTCAGGAGCAGCAAGGACCTGGGGAGCAAGAACAACAGGGGAACGCAGCCCCGCCCCCCGACCTATTGACTGAGATGCAGGTTGAGTTTCAGCAACTCAAGGCAGAGAAGCTGAGAGACGATCTTATCACCGAACTGACCCGGCCAGGGCAACCTGGCGAGGGGCTTGACCTTTGGCTGTTCCGGGACAACATCAAGCTGACAGGGGACCCGGAAAGCCAAAGGGAGGCGATCATGGACATGATCAAGGGCCTCAAGGGGGTTGTGGGCCAGGCGGCCCAGCAGACCGGCGAGGCGCTCGCGCAGGGAATGACGCCTGGTTCAAGCCCCAAGGTTCCAAGCCAGAACTCGGAGCTTGACGAGGCCAAGAGCCTGCACGCCAAACTCAACGACTCGAACTACCTGGAGAAGATGCAGCGTGAAGACCCCGACAAGCTGAACAAGGAGCTGGAGCGGTACGACGAGTTGCTGGCCAAGTACGGCTCGGCTGTGACTGCGGCATACACCATGCCCTGGGCACGGCTGCCGGAGATGAGCCAGATGATCAGTTCCCTTGCAGGCCAGGTCTCGGCGCTCAGTCAGAAAGCGGGTATGCCTTTCCCGCTTGGGGGGTAGAAGCGTTCTCTGACGAATAGGAGAGCGAATCATGGCAGCGACGTTTGAGAATAGTTACTATCTGGAACCGTGGTCCGGGTGGACGCTGAATCAGCGTGACTGGTACGTGCCTACCTTGATCATGGAGGCTCAGCAGACCAGCTTTTTTGGTCAGCTTGTGCCCGTGCGCACCGATCCGTCTACCAAGGGCACCGGCAAGATGATCTGGACCGGGCTGTACCCGCCCGAGCCCAATTGGAATGCGGTCAGTGACCACTCCTACTGGGTAACCAAGATGCACCCGGCTGGTTGGCGGCAGGAAATCACGATGGAGACTCATTCCGGTGGGATGGGTCTGCATAAGCATGACCCTCTCGTGACTTTTTGGGAACAGGCTGGTGCTGCCCAGCGGCAGGGTGTCCTGCGTCAGATCACCAAGCAGTTTGTGGCTGGCGCCATCGTCAAGCACCTGGAGTGGCTGATCATGGGGGCCTATGTCAGGAAGCAGCCAGGGTACATCGTGGGTCATAGTTGGAATGATGGGTTGAGTGCCCTGACCAACACTGACACCTATGACATCAGGCTCAGCCAGGAGATCGGCCTGGACTTTGAGTACGCGAATCCGCAGCCTGGGTATTTGCCCAGCACGACCGTGTATCTGACCCCCGGTCAGGCGCTGGCGATCCGCACCGATGATACCAACTGGATTTCGGTCCAGAAGTACAGCGACTGGGGCATCCGCCGGGCCATGAACTGGGAGATCGGGGCTTATCCTGGGGCTGGTCGTTTCCTGCGCCACCCCATGCCGACCCTGTACAACATGGGGCCCCTGACGGCTCAGATTCCGGTCACGGCGGCCATCGTGCCGGGCGAAGGTGCTCCCGATCCATCTTCGAGCACTGTGCGGCAGATCCGCAAGGTTGGCCAGGAGTCTGGCGTGAGCAAGCGGTACGTTCAGTGCGCTGCGCCGGCAAGCTGGAACGTGAACGCTGGCTCGAGTGGCTGGAGCAACATCAAGGTCGGGGATGTTCTGACCATCTTCACCGATCCCACCCCGGCCGGTGTCACGACAAGCGATGCTGCGTGGCCGTTCAACATCCAGCACGCGCCCCATCCCTGGGATGGCACTCTGACCTTCCGGCAGGTAGTCAGTGTTGATGCTGACAATCACCGGATCGTCCTTGACCAACCGATCCAGAAGTCCTACGAGACGGACCTGGGAGGTGGGGTGTATGCCTACATCGCCAAGGGCCTGCACGTCCATGCGGCTATCCATGTGGACGCGCCCGGCGCTGTGGTCGGCGCTTTCGCCCAGCCTCCGCAGATCATGTTCCCGCCAGCGGTAGACGACCGCCTGGCGCAGTACCGCGTGACATACGACTTCTACGGCAAGTACAACATGTTCATGCCGGAGCGGTATCACGTGGTCTACAGCGCTGGCAAGGTCTCCCGCTTCGGGTACGCTGGGTTGGGTGACTAATCATGGCGACCCTATCCGACCTGCGGTCTGAACTGCGCACCATGCTGCGGGATTCCGGCCCGACGCCAATTTGGACTGATGATGAGCTTACACTAGCCATCAACCAGGCCATCGTGGCGCACACGACCGAGGTCCCGTTTGCCGCCGTGCACGAGTATGCCACGGCCAAGGATGTCAACGAGTTTGACCTTCCGGATGACTTTGTTGATGCCGCCTATGTTCGGGGCTACTTTGCGAGCGCGGGCAGGTTCCAGTTCATCACCGAGTTGGATGAAGACGACTGGATGTCCTACTGGCAAGATGAAGACGAGCCCATCGGGTTTCGGATCCATTTTCCCAGTGAGGGCAAGCTCTATCTGCCCCGGGCGCCGTTGTCCGAGCCGATCACGCTCTACTACGGCGCCCGGCGCTCCGAGTTGTCGAACCCCAATGACACTCTGGACCTGGGGACTCGGGCCTGGTCGGAGGAGGCCGTCTGTGTCTATGCCGCCTACCGGGCTCTTGAGTACGCCTCAACGGCAAGAGCGCAGTTGGAGCAATGGGAGATCAAAATCGATCAGAAGGTAGATAACCCGCTTGAGCAGGAAGCAAGGCGCTGGCTCATGGAGTACAGGCGGCTTGTAGACCTGCACGTGCAAGCGGGGGCATACGGGTTCAGCTAATGGCAACGGTCCCATCTGAGCGGCACATCGTCACGCACATCCTGGACAACATGGAGGCCATATTGCTCCGGGAGTTGCAGACCAAGATCAGCACCGATGAC